CCTTTTTCTAATTGTTGTACAATAGCATCTGCTACTGTCTCAACCATCTCATCATTAAGTCTTTTAGCTAATGCTACACCGAATTGCTTATAAGTTACCTTATATTTTCTTAGTAGATTTGCTAAACCTAGCATACCTAAACCGACTTGCCTGTCGTCAGTAGCTGGCAAGTATTCTCCAGTTGCTCCAACACCTGTCCTACTATGGAGCTCGCACAATTCGAGCATACCTTCAGTGAAACCCGTTGCGATGTCATCGATTGTACAGGCTGAGAGATTGACATGCTGTAACAAGCATGTTCCACGTGAGGGCAAGTAAACCTCAAGACAGACGTTACCATAGATTCGTTTTCCATGTTCATATTTTATTTTGTTAAGCCAAATGTCTCCACTTTTGATTCCGTGAAGGAGGGCGTCTTTAACTCTGGCGTCTGTGGAATTCCAGAGTCCTGTATCAAGGTCGACGCATCTTTTAATCCAGGGAGCTTCGGAACGGGGAAGCTGCACGAACTCAAGAATATCGGGGTGATTAATGTCCATATGAACCACAATTGCGCCGTTCTTGTAGACCCCACCTCTGCGTAATGTTTCATTTAAAGTTGAATAAATTTTAGCAAATGAAACAGGTCCACTAGCAGTTAATCCTCTTCCATTTTCGTGTCCTTTAGGACGTAATTTAGATAGGTGTATTGCACACCCTGCCCCATGTCTTAATGCATGTGAAGCGAATCTCCAGCTAGCCTCTATGCCTTCTGGACCTGTCATGGAGTCTTCGACTACGAAAACCGTGCATGACACTGGAAGTCTTGATTCTGGGTTATCCAACCATGATTGGACCCGACCAGTGCGGGAGATAAGTTCTGCGGTCATTTCAAACTAAGTCTGTTAAAGTTGGTGGTTTGTAATTTGGTCCTTTAAGAACCTTTCCGTCGTCTCTATATATAGGTTTACCATCATCATCTAATTTAGACATATTACTTAAATGTACTCTATTCAATGCCTCATCTAAGTCCCAACCCATATTAGTAGCATATTGATAAGCTACATATACTAAGTCAGCTAATTCTTTTAAAGCTTCAGCTGGAAATACAGGGTTATTCCTGAATAACATTCCTTCAGCATCAAGGAACTCTTTAAATTCCTCTACGATCAGATTCTTCTGATAAGAACGCTTCTTTAAGTCCCGTGAGTTCTGGAGATTGTATCTCGTACGGAATTCCTTGGCTTGATCTGAAATAAACGTCTTTGACATGGTGGAGTTCGTTTTCTAAGTAGTGGATTGCTTTTTCTAAGTCTTCAATTTTACTATCTTTGTAACCTGCACGGCAAATATATTTGATTGCATTTCCTAAATGGAAATTTAATCCCTGTTCTCTAATAAAATCCCAAACATCGGTAGTACCTCGTTGGTAATACGCTGGTCCTTTGGCCATTTTGCTAATAAATTTGTGATGGAATTAATCAATACAAAGTTTTGTCTTTGTAAAGCTAAGAAGATAGTTATTATATCTTCTTTTTTTGTTTCATCTTTAGGTAAAGCTATTTCTAGCTGCCTCATTTTGAATTCTTGTTCAACTGTTAACTTTGTAATCGGTGGTGGGGGTCCAGAAGATTGGTTCTTTTTTCTTAAAGTCATAATCATCAGCAGTTAATATACGAGCAAGTCTAGCATTAACTAGTGCTTCCTCTTCAGTTAAGTTTTTATCATCGAACGCTTTTAATACAGTTTTCCAACTGTAACCATTCTCTTCAAATAAAGAAGTAGCTCGTTTAACGCCGATTCCTGGTACTCCTCCATATCCATCAGTTTGATCTCCAGCTAAAGATTGTACTAAATGCCACTTAGCACCTTCTTCTTTACTGACTGTGAATACTTCATCAAAGTTATATAATTTTCCAGGTATCTGTCTCATATCTTTATCAGGAGATACAATACAATTACCAGTAAATTTTGTAGCATAAATGCCCATGGCATCATCTGCTTCAAGAGTAGGTTTGATGATAACCTTATATTTTTCTTTTAACGCATTAATAACACGTTTATATCCGCAAGGTTTCTTACGGTTTCTATGTCCTTTATAGGACTTTTCAATTTGTTTTCTAAAATTTTTACTGTCTGAAAAGAACAATATTATATCGGAGAATTGCCCAAAATTGTTTTGGATCTTGGTAAGTTCTCGTTCTGTAGCACGGTATGCATCGTCAAAGTTACTGGTAACAAGAATAACATCGTCGCCAAAATCAACTTCAGATTCTGCTGCAGCACACGCTTTATAGACGATAAAATCGGCATCAATTAATAGTTTCATACATTAGTGAACATCTGCCCAAGTAGAACCTGATTTAGATTCTGCTGCTATAGGGCATCTTAGTTTGTAATACTCACCAGCCTGTACTGCAGATAATTCAAGTAAGAACTTGAGATCTTCTACATCTTCTTCTTTACATTCAAATTGTAGTTCATCATGAACGAATGCAAGTTGTTTAGCAGTTGGTGGTAAATTTTCATGGGTTAATAGCATCCATTTTTTTGCTAGTATAGCTGATGATCCTTGGATAAGATAGTTTAAAGACTTGTGTTTTGAATCAACAAGTATCTTACGAGTATCTATACCACGGACAAAACCTTTCTCACTAGCTTTGTGTACTCCTTCCAAGAGTTTATCAAGACCTGGTATGGCATCGATATAAGCCTTACGGATCTCTTTGCCTTTCTTTTTAGCCTTATCTGGGGATAGTTGTTTATCATATGACATACCTAGTTTTTGGTCTCCAGCTCCATACAAGAATGCATAGGAAATTGTCTTGACCAATTTTCGAGAGACGCCAATCTTATTAGCATTTTCTTGGTGTATGTCACCATGCAGTAACACTTCTGCGTACCTACCTCCATCCCATCGTGCAAGATAATGGGCAAGCATCCGTAACTCCACACCAGCAAGATCACACCCAACCATGGATAGATTAGGCGATGCAGTAAAGAGTCTTCTAAATCGTTCATCACTTGGCACTTGAGCTAAATTTGGAGATCGATGATGACATCTAAAAGTAGCAGTACCTACTGCACAATGGTGATGTATCCTAGACTTCGTAACAAGCTTCTGCCATGCGTTCACGCCTTCTGATATCATCCCAAGCTTTTTGGTCAGATCCAGTAGTGTCAGAAATTGTAGAGCAATATCCGTCCCAATGTCTTTTAATACGGTCTCGTCTATAACCGCCTTCCCTGAATTCGTCAGTAAGGATGGTTGCCAGTCGTAATGTGTGGAAAGTATCCATGCAATATGATCTCGTGAGGTGGGGTTTAAGTCCTTGAGTTTGGTAAACGTAGCACCAGCGTGAAAGCCTCTGGTCCTATTATTTCGTTTAGGAGTAAATAGTGGTCCGCTAACGAAAGGGTGCCTGTTGCGTAGTAGTTGACTAGTTTCTTCATACTCTCGTCTGAGAGCAGATTCAAGTTCCCGTGCAGCTTGCTCATCAAAATACCATCCATGTTGCTCCTGTTGTGTAAGAATCTGTGCTACCTGATGTTCTAACGAGATCCATTCAGGTATGGGAGGAAGTGATTCCATAGTTTTGTAGTTACGTTAACATCTTGGACGCAATAGTCTTGCATCTCTTGACTCCATTCTTTCCAGTCTGTAGTTTTAGAGAAGTTTCCTTTGTATTCATTTAACCTATATCCATAGGATTCTAGACTGTGACGTCCATATAATTGTAAAGGCATGTGTTTCCACACGTGCTTCTTATCTATATCGAGAAGATTCGGATGATATAAGCGAGATAAAATAAGGGTATCAATAATAATACCGTTAGGAGAAAACCAAGGATAGATACTTTTAATAACAGGTATATCATAACCGATGATATTATGCCCGATAAGAATATCAGCCGTTTCCAACCATCCAATACCCGTCGTGATAGAGTAGTTCGTAGCCATCGGTAAATCTTTCGGAATGTTGGAATACGGTTCATCGTTGAAGGTCTCCGTTCTTTTATCCTTTCCCCAGTGTAATGCAAGGCAGTGTATTCGGTCTGCTTCATTTAGTAGTCCGTTTGTTTCCAGATCGAATACGATTGTCCCCACTCCATTGGTAGGTTTTATCGACGAACTTTGCTTTTTCAACTGCTTCTTTACTAGGTGGTTTAGGTTTATTTAATTGATTATTTACTTTCTTATACCATGGATGTTCATACCCACCACCTTCAAAAATCCGTGGTTGGGTTGAAAATTGGTGATTCCGTAGTTTCATGTTCAGTAAATCGTGAAGTTTCTAAATTAAATTTTATCTTCCCTGCGTAGCCAGTTTCACCAGAATAGCGGTTCTTAATAATTCTAATAGTCGCAATATCTCGTTCAGTTTCACTCTGCTGGTTTCGTTCGAGGGCAATGACTTGATCTGATAATTGAGCAATTCCCGCAGATCCTCTGAGCTGACTAAGGGACACTTTACCTCCCTCTTCGTGCGAAGTCCTATCATTATTACTTCTCCGTAAATGTGATACTAAAAATAGTGAAATACCAGTACGTTCAACTAATGACCTAAGTCTGGTCATCGTGATATCTATAGTGCGTCGTTCGTCTCCATCAAGACCACTTAATAATATACTAAGGTGATCTAGGAATATAATACGACACTCCAATCCACTGGCAAGGTATTCGATCCGATTGTAAATAACATCCGGGTCAAAAGAACCAAAACCGTCAAAAAGGTAAAGGCTCCAATTAGCAATGGTATTACGAAAATGTTCTTCGAGGTCGGTTCGTTCATGATCTCCTATATGTAATGATTTACCAACAGCTGTGGACATTAATCCAAGTGCGGTTCTTCTATTTGATTCCTCAAGTGCCAGGTACCCGACCCTTTCTCCTTTGGAGAGTAGGTTAACTGCAAGTTGACGACAGAACGTAGATTTGCCCTGTCCAGATCCAGAAGTAATTGTTGTAAGCTCCTGATACCTAATTCCGTGCAGTTTATCTTGTAGTCCTTTGAATGGATAGTCATGTTCTGATGGTGGTAGTGGTGTGGTAACTAATGATTGAAGTGTTTTTCCTTCAATAATCCCATCAGGTCTGTACTCTTCAGCATTCCAAATAGCCTTTCGTATCGCTTCAGAGTCATTAACCTGTAACGCCTCTGATGCATCCTTATAGGGCTCGATTCTAGAGATCTTAACCTTGCCAGGTGGTAAGACGCTAGCCGCTTCCTTCGCCGCTTTACGACCTGCCTCATCGGAATCGAATAGGAGTACAATTTCTTTATACCCCTGTAGTAATGGGATTTGTTTTTGTAAGTCCTTCTTAGCAGAGGCTGCCCCATGAGGAAGCGAAACCATCGGCCAACCTGGCATCGCTTCATAACAGCTTGCAGCATCTAATTCACCTTCAGTAATAACAATCCGTTTACCAGTAGTAGGAAACCTATGCTGACCAAATAAAGTGTTAGTGGAAACTCCTTCATAGCGAAAATCTTTTTTCTTTGTTTTTATTTTAACACCCTGCAATATACCTGAATCATCATAGTAAGGGAATCTTAATGTATCCCCATCTCTATAAATTTGATAGAACTGATTAGTCTTTTCAGATATATTCCTTTTCTGCAGCCGTTCGGCTGAGCCTGTAAGGTGTACAGTTTTAGTCATTCTTTGACTGTGAATAACATCATTATCGCCTGTTCTATTGTGACAGACAAAACAGTATGTATGCCCATCAGAGTACAAAGAATTGCCATCTGATGAGCCACAATTAGTGCAAGGCATGTGCCTTACGAACTCGTTTTCAGTTAGATTAACCATTCGAGTGGAATATTATGGAAAGACGTCCATGGTATGTCATGCTTCTCACACCACATAGCATAAGTCGTCTTACTTTTTTTTGAAATTTTATTAAATGGTGCTTGAAACACCATCCTTAAATCTAAGTCTGGGTTGTCCTTCTTGACTGCTTTGATCTTACGACGATCGGCTGCATCCCAGTAGCCCTTGGTTTCGAGGTGAACATGATTAGGTAACACGAAATCAGGACAATAATTATGTTGTATAGTGTAAGGAACTCGTTTACTTTCATATTCATAAGTGACACCAAGACCTTCGAGAAGGTTAGCTACCTTCTCTTCTAGCCCTGATCTATATTTAGAAGTCTTCTTCTTCATCTGTAGCAGATGGTGTTACGTTAGGATCATTAGTTTTAAATCCTGATGTAGTACCAAATAATTCCGCTACTTCATTAGCATCTAAGTCTCCAGTATCAACACCAGCTTCACCCTTTACTGAGACAACCTGTACACCAACAAGCTTAAGAGAACTACCATAGGTAACTCCATCTCTAAGGATATATGGTTTCTGATAGAAGCCAAGTTTAACTGTAGACCCTGCGTATAATGGTGTTTTTGCATCGCTTAACTGCACTCCTTCTGTGTCTACTACAGGTGGACGTCGGTCCTCACTCCATGAGAACTTTAATTTGTACTTACCATCGGAGACTTCTTCCCATGGTTCAGGTTTAAGAGTAGATCTCTTAGGGTTCTTGAGTTTAGACTCAGCCCACTTTAAGACATCAGCTCTTTCGCTTTCTAAAGTGTCGATAATATCATTACCAACTATAGCCGAGAGAGAATATCCAAACTTACTAGGAGCTAGTATAGCTTGAAAACCCTCAAGTGTAACAGGTTTGTCAGTTGTGTGTATGGTACGTGCCATTAACAGAAAAAATAAGTGGAATCAATCACATCAGACGGTTCAAGGTCTCCTATGATCGGTGGTTTAGTTGTTGCTCCAATAGATGAAGCAAACTCAGTAAGGTAATCTCGTTTAGCAAAGAGATCCATATAGGTTTCTCTTACTATACTAGATAGAGCAGTCATGTCGGTAGCTCTACATAAGACACTATCATGAATTAGTGCTATTGGTCCACAGAATCTTAACGCACTGAAATGTAATAGTGTTGCATCCAGTGAATGTATAAGATTTGGTGCAGTAGCAGCTTTGTGTCTTAACTTGTCAGCAGCTTCAGGATCATCTGTAGCTACTCGTATTTGACATCTACCTAATAACTGTAAGTTTAATGTATCTACTTTCTTCTTCTGAATCCTTTGGTTAACAACAAATCCAGAAGGTGTAGTCCAACTTAAAGTTAAGTTAGGATTATCTTTGAATTGTTTAGACACTTCCTGTTCAATCCAAGACATAACAGCCATAGGACCAGGAACTATCTTATGCATAGCATCTCTAACAGCTTTGACTGTGAGTGTTAGATCATCTTTCTCTATCTCTATACCATCTTCTTTTAATGCGTCCCTGATGTAGGAACGATTAGAGAATGGTTTTGCATTGTAAGGGATAGTCATGACGGTACGTTTAACCTTCTTTCTATCCCATACAGAGTGTAACTTGTTTGGTATATAAGGTTTAGCACACTCAGCTACTACCTTATATGCGTCTTGTGGTTTATCAGATGGCAACACATTGACGAGTTGTGCTGTCTTGCGGTCTCTTGCTAAGCCAGCAAGGATCTGAAGACCACTACATGTAGCGTCCGTGGCAACTGGTAGTCGTGTGTGTCGTCTTAACTGTTTAGTTACTACCGCATAGTACTCCTCACACGCAGCTAAAAATTGCCACGGCTCATCTGCTACTTCCCATTCAGCTAAAGACTCAATAGGATATTCAGCTATTTTTGTAATTAAACTTTGGTTAGCTTTAACCCAATCTTGTCTAACATCCCAAGTCTCTTTATCTAAACCATAGGTTGTAGCGACTTGAAACGCTAACCATTTCTCAGCATCATCACCCATTACTTCTTCATTAGAGAAATTTAAGAGTGCCTTGCCAAAGTCAGTATCTTGCGGAGTTAGAAATGCAGGTATAGGGTATGCTCTACCTCTGTAATCAAAAGACCACGGAATAAAGAACTCTTTACCTTTAAACTTCCTAACTGCCTCCATAGTCATCCTTGTTCTACATGAACGTCTGAATGCACCTGCATTATTATTCATGACCTCTGCAGCAGCTCTACGGTACGTCTTACGAGCATCCTTGTTCTCTGCTATATCAGGAGGTTTTGGAGGGAGTGGTAACTCAACTACTGGGATAAACTTTCCTACACTTATCCCTCTTTCATCGAGCTGTTCAGCTACGTTTACAATGAATGGGTTGAGCTTATAACCTACCTTCTGAATCTTGTTCAGAAACTCTATAGGTTTATCTCCCTGTATACACAAGTTGTTACCACGCCTAACCATTTCATGACCTTTCATGACCTCATTAAGTAAGTAACCACCTGGCTTTTCACCCCAATCATTAGGTTCGATAAGCATCGGCCATGCAAGTGGAGCAAACAATTCACTATCCTTTATAACTTGATCTTTGATAGCTATGAACTCAGGTGTAGGTACTATGTAATTAACTCGTTTACGTCCTTGTTGACGCATATCTTTATAGAACCATCCACTTGTACTCATGATACAATCTAACAACCAAGTACCAAGTTTAATTCTAATAGATCTACCCCATGAATTCCAAGCTTTAATCTCAGATTTATTCATAAGGGTTTGAATAACTACCATCTTCTGATGAGTACCACAAGATGCGTGCCAATAGTTTTCTTTTAAAGTATGTAGTAATCCAGGTGCTTTAGATTCATAGTATCTCATTTGACACTCATTTTCTATAGCTTGCCCAATCGCTTCACTGACTGTGACTAATTGGTTACTACCTTCTTTAATACTAAATACTTTATCAAATGTTAACTTACAAGCAATTGCAGCTGCAGCTAGTGGTTCAAGGTCAGCTAGGTATTGATGTATTTCTTTAAATGATTTACCTGCATGTCCTTTATGTAATCTATTATTAGTGTCCTTGATACGTTCTACTACCAGTGGTAATAGACTATCGATAGAAGTAATGCCATAAACAGTAGCTGAACAATAACTCTTTTCTTCTAATTGTTTAGTGTTCTTGCGTAATCGCTTGAGTCCTTGAGCTATTTGGTCTCGTTCTAATTTAATTTGTTCATCAATTTGGGCAGGAGTTGGCATTGGTTCTTAAGTCATCATTAATTTGGTTAATTAATAAGTCTTTTATTTCTTCGTAGTGTGGGTGATCAGTTGGTAGAGAATCTAATGCTTGTTTCTCATACGTGTAAATGTCAGAAGATGGGATCTTCCCACTCGTCTTCATAGTCTTGCATGTCATCGATTGGTTCCTCCGTGTTTGCTGTGTGTGCTGGTAAGTAATGTATTCTATGTGCATCACATATCGTGATGTTAGTAGGTTCTAAGAACTCATCCATAATTTTATTGATACGTTTCTTAGCTCCTAAATCTGTCTTATATACATACTCCTTGATCTTGCCTGTGAGTACATCCTCTTGACGTATAATACATGATACATCTTCAGGTATTTCATACCCTCCTACTCGATAAGCCATGAACTTACCAAAAGACATAGGTGGGAACTTCTCAGATGGTACCTTCTTGTAAGCAGCCCATTTGTTAGGAAAGTATTTCTTCATAGCATCTCCTTTAGTACGTCAACAATGTCACGATAGTAAGCAACCTTTGCTAATTCTTCTTCAATAGCTTTCATAACGTCACTATGCTCACCTATTCCAACAGGATTGTTTAGGTAGATCTTAACGTTAGCTAGATGTTTCTCCATATCTCCTCGTGCGTGGGCTAGGAGTGCATGTTTTAGTTCTTCTTTCATTGGATTGGGGTAAGGTCTACAAGGTAATCGTCCATGAGTTTTGCTTCCTCATTGGCATCATAAGCGGCAGTGTACCAGTCTGAATCAGAATTGAGTACAAATGATCTACCACTTTCTAGTGTAACATAATACTGTGCGTTCATGGGAGTGGTTTGTTAAAAGTTTCATAAAAGTTAATAATACTTTCATATATTGCATTCTCTTCTATTGTATCACAATATACAAGACAATATTCAGCAATGTGTCGAACCTGCGACTTAGTTAGTTCAGGTATTATACTTTGGATAAGTGGTTGATATTTAGATACTTCTTTCTCAGTGAAAGTATATCTACTATCAAATACATCAGTTTGATGTGTGTCCATGTGCTGAGTGCTGACTGTGAAAGGTTTGCTCTACGTCCATGAGCTACGCTCTGACTGTGAATGAAAAAAAAAAGAGAGGATTAACCCCTCTTAATTGTTACTAACTCTCGCAAAGATTGACCAGCATTCTTTACATCTTTAACCAATAACGGTAGTTCATACTTAAGAGTATTAAATACCTTGATTAAACCTTCTTTAATTAAAGATAATCCTGAATCGGATTCTAACTCTTTAACTAAACAATGATCTTGTAAAGTGTTACTTAGTTCAATCAATTGTGCTTTAGTTAGTTTATCACTAATTGTTGAATTGAGTGCTTGATTGTAATTCATTAACCGAAGAATGGAGTGTTGTGATGTGTACGAATTGGTTGATATTTAAACGGTTTAGGTTTACTAACCGCAATAAATATACGCAGCAGAGTGTTAGTATCTACTGCGTAATTTGACTGTGAATTAATTAACATCAGAATGTTACTAAATCTAAATCTGAATTGAGTTCAATTAATTGATCAATTAAACCGCAATCATCGCTTAATTCTTGACAAGTTACATCCTCATATTCTTCGATAATTGTTGATGCTATCATCTCGATAAATGTCCATACTAAATCATTCTTATATCCACGAAGATTACCTTCGTTATTTGAGAACAATTCAACTAACATTTCCGATCCGAAATTATCAACAATATAGTCGGTAATCTCATCTTCATAAGTATCATAAAACTTGATACAATCTGCATAATAAATGTGATCATGAGCAACACCAGATGCGCAACCATGTTCAACTATTTCACGCAATGTATCAATGCTATATGTATCTTTGATAGATTCAATTGCACTGGAAAACATAATAAGAACTCGACTGTGAATAAGGTTTACAAACTATTAAGAATAGTTGGACAATTAACAGAGTTGAACTGTTACTAACTCACCGGAGATTGTCAGGAAAAGTGTCAATTAAGACACTATTAGTTTGTTATACAAATGAAGGAAGATTTAACTTCTTATCATTCATTGGATAATCAGGATTTGAAAGAATCTCATCAATTCTTGTTGTGTTTGAATCTTTTAAATCAGCGTAATCTGCTGCTTTATTTGATACAAATGCACGCTCAGATTTAACAAGATTGTTATTAACCCAAAAACCAAGACTCACATCAGGATTAAAAATAAGGTTTACAATTGCACGAGTTGAAACATTATCATAAAGGTAAGTATTACCTTCCTTAAATGTTACTATCGCTTGCTTATTTAAAGCATCAACTTGTAAGTTTTCAATTGAAGATGATGTACGGTTGTTGATAGTTAAGAACATTGAAATCATAATAATAAGTGTTTACATTTGAAGGAAACTTATGAATCCTTCATGATAACAAACTAGCAGCGATTTGACTGTGAATGTTATCAGGAAAGAATCAGAACAGTTAGTAATAAGAATTAGAACTTAACTGACTTTCTTTTGATGTTAATTACTGAAGGTAATTTAGTGAGTTTAACTTCTCTACCTTGAGCATTTAATTGATCAATTGTTTTAACTAATGATGTGTAATAATTCATGAGTTGTTGTTAGATAGTGAGAAGATTAACTCGTCTCGTTTACATTTAATATTATAAACGATTTTTGGTGAGTTTGGTTGGATTATCACAGAATCTTAACATGCTGTAATAATTATACTTAGTGATGCAATTAGCATCCATTTAAGTAATCATGAAGAGCATCAATATACTCTTCGTAAGATGTAAATCTAGAAGGATAATCCTTGTTAGATTCTTTACACTTTGTTTCGTGTAATTCACGGACAGAGTAACCTTTTTGTACTCCGTATTTTTCAAGATAGTTTAACATAATTAAAAAGTAAATTAGGGTGTGCTGAGTGTTAACAATGATTACATAAGTTCATCTATGTTGTTGTTAACATATTGCTCAAGATCGTTGAACTTGTTATCATCTATCATATCCACATATTCGATGAGGATATCATTTAATAACTCGTAATCATCTTGAGTTAGTTTACATAAACTCATTGCTAATTGATCCTTAGTTAATAACATTTAGAGAACCTCATTTGTTTACATTTTAATTATAGCAGAAAATCTGAGCAAATCACGTGATGTTGCGTGAATCGTTACACGTTGTAATATTTATACTAACCGTGTGTCACTATGTAACATTGAACGGCGACAGATGCTCGGCTATTTAACAATAGATGATACGATTGCAACGACTACTTATTAGTAGTCATGTTAATTAACACCGCTCGTTGCTACGCAACTCGCTCAATCTGCGCCAGTAAATAATACATAACACGTGCAATCATGTGCAATTCTTGTTAACGAGCGAGCGAAGCGAGCGGTATAAAGAAAGAAGCCGAGACCCCTTGGGGGGCAATGAGTCTCGCCTGTCTCAAACAGTGCCTTCAGAAATTTATGCCATATTTTCAGGGAAGATAAAGACAAAATAATAAATAAGAAGGATAAACATACATATCCCAGGGAATATCCAGCTCATTCCCCTGCATCCTTGTTAAACTGTTCAATACCTTTATCTGTCAGTACATGATTATACATTTTATCGAACACACTAACAGGTATCGTACATATATCAGCACCTAAAGCAAAGGCGGTACCTACAGACTGAACATCACGTATAGAAGCAGCTAATATCTTAGCTTTTACCCCAGTATTTTTAATATCATTAATCAACTTCATCCCATCTAAGGAATTATCATCCATTCTCCCTATAAAAGGTGAAATATACGTAGCACCCGCTAAGGACGCTAGAATCGCCTGTGCGGGGCTAAAGATCAAAGTGACATTAACCCTCACATCAACCGTTGAGAGCCTCTTACAGACCTTTAAACCGTCCACAGAGCAGGGAACCTTAATAGTAGCATGATCACCATAGGTTTTAACATGTCCCATAGCCCTATCAAAGAGATCTTTTTCATTATCACCTACTACTTCCATACTAACATCTTTAATACCTGCTTTTATCAAATCCCAATACACATCTTGAGGATGTTTACCACTTTTAAAGATAAGAGTAGGGTTAGTTGTCACACCATCTATCAAACCAGTTTTATGCCGACTAATTATAGCGTTTGTATCAGCTGAATCAAGAAAGAGCTTCATAAGTTTGTGGGTAGTTTTGTTTAATAAGTTGTTGTATTTCTAAGGCTATATCTCTATGTTCTTTTTGAGTACCATTATCTGTTCTAAGATCTACATAATGAATCCAAGATCTTAAGGTACCATTCATATACAATCTAGTAGGGGAAGCCATTGGTAATATTTCTCTAGCACATTCTTTAGCAATACCTGCTTTAAGCATTTGTTTATAAAGTCTAGATGATTGGCTATATAAGAATCCAATCTCTGCAAACCATTCAGTTTGACAATTCACACCTATATCATCAATACTATTTTGTCTATTATCTGGATCTTGTCTTCTTAGAGCTGGAAATATAGGATCACCTAAACCATCTACATCTGCATAACGTTGACTAAACTCTTGAAAACTAAAGGATCTATGTCTTAATAACTGAGCTGAAATACTTCGAGTAGTATTAATTTCAACACACATATTCACCATTTCAAAGGGGGACCAATGTTTATGAGTGATTAGATATTTAATTAGTTTAGAGCTATTTGGATTTGATTGATTAGTAGGGTTGGAGACTCTAGCCATATAAGCTATCAGTTCATCACCTTTAGGTGTTGAATGAACTAGAGTTACTTTATTCATATTCAATGTGGTGGTAAGTTTCGACTTTTAGGAACCCAATCATCACCATAATATTTCTTCAACATATCTTGATGAGGGAAACCTTGAGGTATGGAAGGTTTAGGAGGTTCAGGTAAGGTTAAAGGTAAAGATAGTTGAGTTTCAGGTATACGGAAAGTATCATCTTTATTCTTTCTTATTTGACATATATAAGTAGTAGAATCTGGACGTTGATAAGTCATATCTGATTCATGACTATTATACAGTAACATACTTATTATCTTATCATCCTTATTAATCATTAGTTAGAGTAAGTGTTATAAGTATATCCAAGGGGAGACATAAAAAGAGGAGTGGGTTGTTTATGTGTCTTGGGGATATAAGTATAAAGAGGAGGAATTGATGTCTGAAAGACGAGATTCCTCCCTTAAGGGGTCGGGTCCACCCTTCCCTTCCCCTGTATACATAAGTTATTAAGCTAAACCCAGGTGGGGGTTGACTTTCCACCATCTTTACCTCTAGCTTCATTTCTTTGGTCTTTATTCATACCAAATACCAAATGATTAGCAGAAGATTGGGGATGTTCTATGAAGTCTTCTAGCATTGAATTCCATTCATCTAGTTCTTTCATTTTTATCTGTTTTTCAGCAGATATTGAAAGAGCATCTGTGTAATACTTTACACCTTGAGCAAGTGCATCGAGTCTGTCATCATGTTTAACTGCACCTTTTTCTCTGCACATTCTAGACATTTGGTAGAATAGCATATACATGAGTCTAAGTTCTGGTGCTTCGTCTTTGTTAGACGCATAGTCCCATTCGATAACACTCCTGTTAACGATAAGACGATGCTGATTAAGAACAGGCTCAAGGGAATCAATAATACGATCTTCTTTCCTAACATTAGCTCTAGTTTCTTCTATGAATATATTTTGTTTAGTAACTTGAATATGTTTTTTAAATAGTTCTGCTACTATACCATCACCAAAGTTAGATTCAATAAGTAAGGTAGTTGCATTATATTTTTTACACCCTTTAAGAATATTTAATAAGGTAGCATCGGTATATCCGTCTCTAAAAGCTCGCATCTCATGTAAATATAAGAAGCCATTCTTTTGGGATATGTAGGCGGCAGTTGTTTCATCGGAGCCACGGCCAGAGGGATCCACACTACAAATTGTTTCGTCGTAAGACGACCACTTTCCTTGTAACTGCATTGGAGAGTAAAAGTAGTCTCCTGGTAGTCCAACTGTTGGGAGGTCTTTGATGACGTTTGAGGGGTCTGAGCACCAAACAATGGAGTCGGGAGCTTCAGTGGGATTAACAGCAGTGACGATAAGATCAGCCATCTTAAGTGGGAACTTTTCAGCATCAGATAAACTTGTATCTAGTTGGAACTGAAGCATAAAGTTAGACCGACCCATAGATGCTTCACGTTCTATTAGATCATCATTATCAAACCTATCATCTGTAGGTTCCCATTCTAAAGCACCTGTATCAAGATCAGCTTGTATTTGAGGAGCTAAGAGTCCTTCATATTGACTAAGTTTGTTTTTTCTGGGATATCTACTGGGCCAAACGAACGGACGGTAGTTACGCTCAGCCAACTTACGATAAACAGTAAAGGTAGTCTGAGGAGTCCCGAGATACATAATACGGCTATCACTTTTTGGCGTGAGGATAGATTCAGCCTCTGTACAAAGTTGGAGAAGCTTTTCACGCATTAACTCCGTCATAGAATTGCCTGGTACTTCGATATCGTCTAAAATCATTAAATCGGCACGGCTTCCTGTTAGCTGTCCAGTGATTCCCACCGACTTTACGCTTGGTGCTTGGTGAGGAGAACAGTTTACGTCGAAGCTGATGCGACTCCAGCGAGAATCGTCCGATTTGGGTTGAAGATGACTTAGCCATGGTGTTTCGATAATTAGTTTTTGTAAGAAGATAGACATGTTATCTGCACGTTCCTTAGAGGCAGATATGATCATTATTTTTCTTTCGGGGTCATTAAAGAGTGTCCATAACACAAAAGCACCAGTAATCCAAGATTTACCAACACCTCTAAAGGCTTGGATCTGTAATCTTTTTGGTCCATGTTGTAAATAGTCAGCTATAGCATACTGTGCTCTTGTGGGAGAAGGTAGATCAAGTTGAGCCCACAGGGCTTGTAGAAACAACTTGAAATCTTCTTGTAATGCGGTTAAAGGATCGGTCATATAATATTATCTGCCATGGTTAGTTACGATTAAATAATGAATTGATAAATGGTTTAGGTTTTTCATATGAGCCTTCTTTTTCTTCGTGTTTTTTCATAGCTGCGTCATATGCTTCTTTAGATTCATAACCTAATCTACTCCAACGTATCTTCTCATCTTCTGAACCACCAAGAGCTAAAGGTAAGCCAACTGAAAATATACTACCTGCCTTAGCACCAATAAATGCACTTAATCCAGTTTTTCTAGCAGCATACTCACTAATAGCTCCAGTAACAGTATTTACAGCAGTTTTAGTAGCTACATAAGGTACATCACCTTGTTCTGCTTGTCCAGTTACAATATTATGGATGCGTTTTTGATATTCTGGATCTAATGCATAATCAACTGCAAAACCTATTCCCGCACCTATTGGGTGAAGACTTGGATCTGCACCTTTAAGTGCTTCTTTCCATAAATCTACATCAAATGCAGTACTCCTTACTAATGCTGCTGTACCACCACCACTAGGAGTAAAAGCACCCATATCCATGTGGAAAATACTTTGACCTGGCTTTAAAGAAGATCCTACACCACGTCTATGTAACTGCCATGATTCTTCACTACCTGGGATAATTTTTCTTACTGGACCAGATAAATCCTCTGCAGTTTCAGTAAATTCACCTACCCTTTGTAAAACTTTATCTCTACCACCAGGTTCTAGTAATTCAGCTAAACGTACTTCAGGAGTACCACTTGCACCCTTTGAAGGGTCTCCAAATGCTATATAGGCTTTTTCCCAAGCACTCATTTTATCAATATCATTCAACCCTTGAGTTAAATAATCAGCTAAAGCTCCATGCCAACCTTGACCACCACCACCTACATTTAATAAATCTTCAGCACTTGCAATTTGTACTCCAGCTTTATCAAAAAATCCTGGTACATTAGGTGTAATAACATTCCATTTTGGATTTAACAACTGCTTCATGCTAGGGGTACGTGGTTGACTCGTAACATTTCTAAAAGTAAATTTACCTTCAGATCTGAATCCATAAGGACCAATAATAGTACGATTACCTTCTGGACCCATAGCACCCCAGAAGTGTCCAGCATCAAATTTAAAACCTAATTGTTTTTCTAATATTTTATTATATTCTGCAGTTTGATCATATGATCTAGTTAAAAAATTAGTAAAACCTTTTCTAGATGTACCTTTAGGCCAGCCTTGTTTATCTAATCTATCAAACCATTTTTTAACTTCTCTATTCATATTCTTAGGACTTTCAAGATATTTTCTTGTATATCCTGTTCTTTCTTTAGGTATATGTAAAGATAAAGTTTTCTTTTTTTTAGTTACAAGGAAACCATTTAAACCTGTTACAGTAGCAGGTTTACCATCTATCACCCAAACTCCTAAATCTGGATGCTTTCTAAGTCTAGAAACTTCCTGTGTAGATAACTTAGCATCTAAACCTTCTACTTTTCGTTTAGCTGCTAATTCATCCTTGTATATCTTGTCTAATATTTTTTCAAATAATCTATTAGCTTCTTCTTTATTTTTAGATGTTATATTATAAAATTTAACACCATCCTTTATTTTAGGTTTTAACGCCATTTAACTAATATGTGTAAGGATCATTTGTTTTGTATCGGGTATTGTTATCATAACTACCCAATCCTCAACAATTGTTTTTTCTTTTTAGGTTTATTAATTAACAAACTGTCCATATTAGGTTTTACTACTTTAGTATCTACTACATGCTGACTACGTT